ATCAAGATCATCAAGCTCATATGCAAGTTCACTCTCAGTTTATGAATGATCCTAGATTTGGTGGAAACCCTGAAGCTAAAGAAAGATTATATCCAGCAATGTTAGCTCATATGGGTCAACACATGGCTTTCTTATATCAACAACAAATGCAAGCATCAGTTCCTGAAGGTAATCCTGTTTCTTCTGGAGATTTTAATAGAGAATTAAATGATGAGGATTCTAAAGAGATAAGTATAGAAGAAGAAAATAGAATAGCAGCAGCTGCAGCACAAGCTGCACAACAATTAATGGGTTCTATGCCACCTTCTCCTGAACAAGAAAAAGAATCAAGAGAAGCTCAAAAAGATCAAGCTCAACTTCAATTAAAATCTGAAGAACTTCAAATAAGAAAAGCTAGATTTATGGAAGGTGTTAAACAAAGTGAAAAACAAAATGCTAGAAAAGACACTGAAACAAAAGCTAAGGTAGTAGAGATTGCAAGTAAAGTTGCAAGGGAAGATAACAAAAAAGATTAATGAGAGATCATAAAATATTGACTAGCTTTCAAAAAAGTCAAGAAAAGAAAAATAAAGAAATGGCTTTATTTAAAAATCTTAAAAAAGAAGTTGAAATTGGAGCTAATGGAACTCAATCTTATGTAATAAAAAAAGGTATTAATAAAGATAAGATAGCTACGAAAGATATTAATGGCAATTAAACCTGAAGAAATTAGACAAGCTAAAAAGTTTTTAGAAAATAAAAAAATTTCTATTAAAAAAGTTAAACCTATTTTACTTGCTTCTGTTTCTAAAGATTTAGAAGTAAGTTTTTCTCAACTAACTGATACAATAACGAAAGTACTTAATGGAACGGCTGCTTCAAGCGATCAAAAAAAGAATTAAAGATCATAAACAAGAATTATCACAAAATTTATTAAATAAAGGTGTAGAAAATATATCTGAATTTAAACGTGTCTATGGATATGGACAAGGTTTAGATAAAGCATTTGAAATAATAAATGAAACAATCGAAAAATATAAAAAAGGAGATATAGAAGATGAATAGTAATGAAGCATGGGCAACAGATAATGATATACCTACACCTGAAAAAATACCACAGCCTGTAGGTTATAGAATATTACTTAGACCTAGAGGAGCAGTAGTAAAAACTAAAGGTGGAATAATTTTATCAGATTCTTCACAAGATAATCAAGCTTACTTAAATAGTGTAGGACAAGTTATTGCTATGGGACCAGAATGTTATAGCGATAGAAAAAGTCCTTGGTGTAAAGTAGGAGATTGGGTTATTTTTGGTAGATATGCAGGAGCAAGAGTTTCTGTACAAAAAGTAAAAATGGTGTTATTAAATGATGATGAGATTATTGCAACTTTGGAAAATCCAGAAGTAGTAACTCAACAACTGTAACATACATTAACGAAAGTTAATGCCAACATAGGAGAAACTATGATAGACGAAAAAGAAAATAAGAATGAAGAATTAGAAGTTAATCTTGAAGAAGTTGAAACAGAGAAAGAGGTCAATGTACCTTTAAATCCGTTAGAAAAACTTCAACAAATGCAAGAAGAACCTTCTAAAAATGAAGATAAATCTTTTGAGAACGAAAGAGAGATTAAGCTTGAAGAGAAAAAAGATGAAAAAGCTCCAGCTTATTCAGAAGATATGCCTTATTCTGTTAAAGTTCGTAAAAGAATCCAAAAAGAAGTAGCTAAAAGAGCAGAAGCTGAACAAAAGAATGTTGATTTAGAAGAAAAATTAGCAACAATGGAAAAAAGAACTTATGATATAGCTAATAAATCATTAGGTAATCAACTTTCTAGTGTTTCTACTCAACTTAAATCAGCAATTGAAGAAGGTAATACTGACGAACAAGTAAAATTGTATGAAAGTATGGCAGAAATTCGTAGTCAAATGACTAAAACAGAAGATTATGCTTCAAGAGTACCTCAAAAAGAAAAAACTGAAAAAAAAGCTCCGCCTTTAGCCACCGATTGGGTAAAAGAAAATTCACAATGGTTTAATAAACCTGGTTATAGAAAAGAAACAGCTATGGCTTATGGAATCGATGCTGAATTAACAGAAGAAGGTTGGGATGTGCACGATCCTGGATACTATGATGAGATGAGTAAAAGACTAAAATCAAGTGGTCTAACTTATTTTAGTAAGTCAGAAGAAAACACTTCCAAAGCTGCTGAAAATGTGGTACAAAAAACTAATAGAGTGCAATCTCCAGTTGCTGGAGTTTCTCGTAAAACAGGAACATCTGGTAATAGAGTTAAACTAACCTCTGACGATTTATCAACTGCTAAAACTTTTGGTATAGACATCAGTGATGAAGTGGCACTAAAACGATTTGCTAAAGAAGTAAAAAGCTTTAGCGACACAGGACAATAGAAAGGAGCCTGACATTATGAACAAAGATAATAAAATAAACAATGAAACTAGAATAGAAAAATCTACAATAGTTTCAAAATGGCGACCGAGTAACTTATTAGAAGCGCCTGAACCAAGACCTGGTTTCGCTCAGAGATGGGTAGCAACTATGGTGTTAGGACAGGAAACGCCTACGAATGTAGCTAAACGGTTGAGAGAAGGTTGGCAGCCTCGAGACATTAAAAGTGTCAAAGATGGTCAACATTTTCCAACGATAGAACATGGCAAATTCGCTGGGCATATTGGAATAGAAGGAATGGTACTTTGTGAAATGCCTGAAGAAATGGTTAATCAAAGAAATGATTACTATGCTCAAATGACTAACAATTTAATGCAGTCAGTTGAACAAGACATGAACAGAGCTGAAACACCAGGCCAACCTATCCAAAGGTCTTTTAAATCTAGAGTTAGTTCGGACGGCAATTAACAACTAACAAAGGTAAATAAAAATGGCGAATGTAAATGCACCAAATGGTTTCGTACCATTGAGACATTTAACAGGCGGTGTTATTAGAGCTAATGAATATGCAATTGCAAATGGCTATGCAGCCAATCTTGCAAGTGGAGACCTCGTTACTTTAACTACCGATGGAACAATTATAAGAGGCACAGCGGGCGGTACAGCTCTCGGTGTTTTTTATGGTGTTGAGTACATCGATAATGACACCGGTGATGTTAAATTCAAAAAAGTTTGGAACAATGCACAAACAGCAAAATCGGGTGAACCGATTAAAGCTTATGTGTATGATGATCCAAATATCACTTACGCAGTCCAAACTAACGGCGTATTCGCAACAGCAAATGTTGGTGAATTAGCTAATGTTACAATTGGAACGTACAACTCAACCTATGGACATTCAACTGATGAATTAGATATCGCAACTCTTGCAACGACTGCAAAAGTTTTGAGAATACTAAGATTAATTGATTATCCAAATAACGCAGCAGGCGCTGACGCATCAGTAGAAGTAGTAATAAATCTATCTCTATATGGTACTCGTCAGGCTGGTGTTTAACCTTAACAATAGGAGTTAAAAAATGGCTTTAAACAGAGCACTTTTTACCAAACAGCTCAATCTAGGTTTAAACACCGTGTTTGGTATGGAATATGATAGATATCCTGAGCAATGGAGATCATTATATTCTACAGAGCAATCAATGAAAGCATTCGAAGAAGATGTACAAATGATCGGATTCGGTGCTGCACCAACTAAAGCAGAAGGTGCCATGATCAATTATGATTCTGGCAGAGAAGGCTTTGTCTCAAGATATGTGCATGAAACTGTCGCTTTAGCTTTTGCGATTACAGAAGAAGCTGAAGAAGATGGCTTGTACGGTTCTCTAGGCGCTAAATACGCAAGAGCACTAGCAAGATCAATGCAACAAACTAAAGAGATCAAAGGTGCAAATATCTTTAATAATGCAACTACTACTTCAACTGGAGGAGACGGCGTAGCTTTAATGAACGGCTCTCACCCACTTGGTGGCGGTGGTACAGCATCTAACATCCTAGGCACACCTGCGGATTTATCTGAAACGTCTTTAGAGACACTTTTAGTTCAAATCTCAACTGCTGTAGATGATAGAAGCATACCTGTTGCATTATCAGGAAGAAAACTTGCAGTTCCACCTCAATTGGTGTTCGTTGCAGAAAGAATTATCAAGTCTAATTTAAGACCTGGTACTGCTGACAATGATATCAATGCAATGAGAAACATGGGTATGATACCTGAAGGTGTAGTAGTAAATCAAAGATTTACTAACCCTGATCAGTATTTTATCCTAACTGATTGCCCAGATGGAATGAAACACTTCGTTAGATCACCAATCAAAAAAGCTGTTGAAGGCGATTTTGAAACTGGTAATTTAAGATACAAGTGCAGAGAAAGATACAGCTTCGGTTTTACAGACTGGAGAGGTGTATACGGATCTGAAGGCGTAGCATAATAATAAACAATTACTAGGCGTAGCAATACGCCTAGTAGTTTTAAACTAACCCAAACGACTGCGAAAGCAGACTATTATAAGGAGATAGACTATGGGAACAACTACATTTTCTGGCCCAATTAAGGCTGGAGCAATTAAAGAAACAACTGGAACTACTTTAGGTTCAGATGTAAAAAACACAGGTCAAGTTGTGATGTCACAATCACAAGCTATAACTCAAGCAGATGGAACAACTAATATTGTTATTCCTGCAAACTCACAAATCGTAGCAATTGAATTATCGGTAACTGCAATTTGGGATGGAGCAGCAAGTACAGCTGGTTTAGGTTGGACTGGTGATGCAACTGCATTAACAGCAACTACAGCAGTAGCTGGTGGAACACTTGGTATTATTTCTGCAACAGCAGGAGCTGATGCAACAAGAGTTGGAAACTGGGCTGACGTTGGAACAACTGATAGAAGAATCCTTGTAACTAACGTTAACACAGGTGATGGTAC